ATCCAGCAGTATTACCTACTGTAAACTTAATTGATCTTGATCCAGCAGTATCAAATACGTCTGCAGAAGTTGCAGCAGAAACTGCTGTCAACTGTCCACCTGAGATTGCTACACCAGCACCTAGAGTTGCTGCACCGTGAACTTTAGCACCATTAACATCTGTTGCTGAGATTGTAAGTGTTGCAATTTCTCCAGCCTTGTACTCTTTCTTATCAAGAGTTGCTGTGTACTTATCTACACCGCTAGCACATGCTGCAATAAAGTCATTTGAATAAACAACTGTTGCATCTGTATGGGTATATGAAAGGCGTACTGTTGCTGAACCTGAAGTTGAAGCACATGTCCATCCACCTGTTTGTACGGCAGTAGCAGATGATGCTCCACCTACAGAAACAGATGTTACTTGAGATGTGTACTTGGTTGTATCAGCACTTGGAGTAACTCCAGCAAGTTGATTGCCAGCAGAATCCTTGACTACAAAGTCATAGGTTCCTGTACGTGCTCCATTAGATTGTGCAATGTCTACTCCAGTTACTAGGATAGATGCTGCACGACCTGTAAATGTAATGGTCTTTGTTGCAAGAACTGTGCCATTAAATGTAATTGTAACTGTTGTAGTTACTGGCTTGTTTTCATTTGCAGTTCCTTGAACTACATATAAAACTCCAGCAGTACCAGTTTTTGCTGCTGCATTAACCTGTGTAGTTGGAGTGCCATCCCATGCCACTACCGCACCACCAGTTGCACTTGCTTGAATTACACCATTAGTTGATAGTTGTGCTGCATAAGCATCCATTGCACGGACATTTATGTAACCTGTACCAGCATTAGTAACGGCTACTGCTGTAGCAACATCTGCGCTAGTTGTTAGAGTTCCTGCTGTTGATGTATCTTGTACACGAACATGAGAATCTGCTACAGACAAAACATTTGTCTTTGCAACAGTTGAGGCATAAATTGTTTTAATGTCAACTGTAGAAGTGGCTGATCCAACCTTCTTCTTTTGAGTTACTGTTACAGTGCCTGCACCGTTAACAGTTAACTTAACATTCGTAGGCAATACAACTGCTGTTGAAGTTGTTGCTGTAAATGTAAATAATTTACCTAAATTGGTAAGTGTAACCCCTGTAGGGTTTGATCCTGCTGCTGTGTAATCAGTAAATGTAGCAGGTCCAGAGATTTCTAACGATACGTTGTCATCTGCTGTTGCAGCAAGAGACTCAGAAGTAGTTAATGCAACAACTGCATTTACTCCAGCCTCTGCTTTAGTTGTGTCTGCTAATACTGTTACGCCACGAGCACCGTTAGCAAGGCTATCAGATAATACATACCCGTTAGTTACTGCTGCTTGAGCCTGCGGAACTGCAACAAAGAATGTGCTTGCCAACGCTGCAGCGGTAACAAGTGCGATCTTTTTTAATGAATTCATTTTTCTCCTATTTTCTTTTATATTAGATTAAATCTATCCAGATAGTCTTTTACATCATCTGGTATAGGTTTATATTGTATCACGTTGTCAGAATGGCTGTCAACTTGCTTGGGCCTATCTTTAAACGTGTGTACCTCTATTTCTTGCTCAATATTTTTAGAGGTAAAACTAATTGCTCCAAATACCGCCCCACATACGGCATCAGCAAGGTCTTTAGATTTTTTACGTGGGTGATCAACTTTTTTATCATTAATAATCTTAAGTTCTCCCATCTCTTCCAATAGAAGAGGAATCATTGGCATTGCAACCCTCTCTTCATACACAAGCATGGCCAAATCTTCATAATGTTTTTTACCAACAGAAATAGTTTCTGTTTTGATACCAACAGATTTTAATTCATTTTGAATATCAAAAGATTGCCATCTATCAAAAGAAACCAATCCAATATTAAACCCCTGCCTTCTTAAATTAATAATCCAATTTTTAACATCACTTAGATTTACTGGACCTTCTATCTTGGGTTCCCACCAAGCAACTGCATCTACAATTACGATTGGAGCAACCTGCTCATAGTCTTTTAATACCTGCACACTAACCCACTTATCTACATGTGCTATTGCTACCGCACACTTGTCATGTTTTTGTGCAAGGTCAGCATGAACATAATATGTTTTTTCTGGATCTGGCTTAAATGAAGCATCAAACCTTTTTGAACTATCTAGTGGATTTCTTAAAGACATGCATAATTCTAGTTTTTCTCTTTGTTTAAAGAATGCATCAGATGAATAAGTTGGCTTACAAGCAAACCGCATCATTGCATCACCCAAATCTGTAAAAAAGGATAGTTTAAAATCTTCTATGCTTCTAGTTGGATTAACATCCCAGGTTGGTTTTTTTAATGCAAGAACCCCTGGAAACTTATAAGATAAAATATGATCTTCATCCCAAGATATTTCAAATGTATTATCTGGACTATCTTCTGGAAGTGTTGGGTTAATAATAAACTTATGATGTTTTTGAATGGTTTCTTTCTCTGCTATAACATCATCATATCTTTTTGATATAAAGTCTCCAACGTATCTTGGAAAAGAAAGTAGAGCAACTTTCCCTAAGTCTGGAAAACGAGAATCTACCGAACCACGAAATGCTTTATAAATATTTTCTGCAGTTTTTCCTTGTTCATTCCCAGTTCCTACTTCTGATGCAAAACCAGAAATTTCATCTAACACTGCTAAAATTAAATTTAAACCTTCATGAGATTCTCTTTCTGAATGTCCAGAATAAACTGTAATTGATTTATTAAATTCTATGCTATCTGCTTTAGCATAAAACTTACCAGCAAACCAAGGAGAGTTCTCTATCTTGGTTTTAAAACCTTTAAAAAAAACATTTTTTGCTTGTTGGGCATTTATAGCCACGTTAATAATATCTATTGCATCTCCAGATGGCTTACCAAAATATCTCGATGGATCTTTTAAGCATAGGAGTTTGTATACTAGATATGCACATCCTACTGTAGATGTAAAATCTTTACCGCTACCCTTTCCAAGTTGAAGAATAATTTCGTTTTTAGTGTATTTATCATAATGTGCACTTCCAGAATTAGTCCCCATTAAATCTTCTAAATCTTTTTTATAATAAATCTGACTCATTGCTTCTACAATGCTATATTGTATTTCTGATAGTGGAGGCTGATTTAAAAATTTTTCTGACTCAACAAATGTTTTAACGTCAACAGGGTTTTCTTCAAAAACATTGTCTTTTAATACTTCAATAAAGTCATTGAACATCGTGGACAATTGTTATAACCTCATTTTCTTTGGCGACATCTGCTAGCCTTCTCATAATCTTATCTCGTACTTCTGGATGTTCACTAGCAATGTCTCTTAATATTTCTACTAATATTTCTTGACGTCTTTCAATTTCTACCATTTCTTCTGCCAACTCTTTATTTTCTAACAAGCCAGCCTTTTGTAACATTTCTATTCTAGATTTTTCAATATCAACAACCAGTTTTATTCCTTGAGTTTTTGCAGAAAGATTATTGGTTAAGGTTGCTTCATCAATAACCTCATATGCCTTTGTGATTAATTTACCATAGTGGGCATCCATTGATGCCAGTGCCTCTTTAGCCCGTGCACGAATAGCATCATTTGCAGATGCCATAACTTTCCATTCATTAATTAATGCAACCACCCTGGTTCTTTGCATTCCCAAATCTTTTGATATTTTTGTTGGATCGTTTCCTTTAAGATACTCTTCAACAACTTTATTAACTTGATCTAAGTGCTCTACTAATTCTTGTTCAGTTGACATTTTTTTCCTTTGCCACCTTTAGTAAAACCAAATAGCCAATTAAATCATCAATGTCATTATCTCCAATGTAATCGGTCCCTTTCATTAAACGACTTAACTTATCGTCTATTCTTACATGCAACTGTTCTATTGGGTTTGCTTTACTAAAAATTCGTACTGGATTTAATGCTGAATCTCCGTATGAAATATTTTTATCAATAAGCATTTGTGCAATTCCATGACAGGTTGACCAAATTTGTTTACCAGATGGAGCAGTGATAGAATGAAGATATAAGTCGTCACATTTAAAACTTTTTACATCTTTATAAACTGGCCCTAGTTTCATCTTTTTGATTTCCTTAATCCAAATTTTGCAAGATAGACGTAAATAGTTTCAACACTAGTTCCACACTCCTTAGCAATATCCTGTGGAGACTTTTTATCTATTACATAACGTTTACGAAGCCAAGTCTCACTTGTATATAGTTTAGCAGTCATATACTATTTTGTCAACTTTGCCCAGTTATTAATAGCCCAATGCCCAATACCACAGGAATCGGCAACATCATTATCTACAATATTTTTATCATACTCTAAATTAATAAAATTAATAGTTTTTTCTTTTCTAACTTCTCTTTCTTGAGTTTTATACCAAGATTCAGATTTGTTTGGGGTTTCTTGTCTCATTTTTATTTTTTCTTCTTTTGTAAAACGTTTGTTCCCTATATAGTTTTGCCAAGTAATTGGAGAAACTGACCCAATTTCTTTTACTCCACACTCCCAAAATGCTGCCAAAATTCCTCCCTGAACTAGGGCTAAGTCAGAAACAGTTTTAGGGCTATTCATAAAAACAGTATGCTCAATAACAACAGCATCTATAGAGTATGAATCAAATAGGGCTCTTGTTTTTGCATAAGCATCTCCTATTTTTTCATAAACAGTTCCACCATTAAAATTTAATTTTCCACAAGACTCTAACTTCTTATTATTAAAAATAGAAAAAGCAATGCTATTGGTGCTAGCGTCTACTGCACAAACCTTTTGCTTTGATATTGAATTAAGATTTACTATTTTTGCTATCACGTATCATTCCTTTTATTTTCTTTAATGTCTTTGCTACATCTTTATTATTTATTTTACAAGCATTGCATAGGCTATCATCATTATAAATGGATAGGGTTATTCCACATCCCCCAGAGCATTTTTTAGGCTTAAGTTTTCGTTTTTGTCTTTTTGTAATGCTATATCTAGAAAAAATTTTTTCTTTAGTAGCACTTTCTCTGCAGTTAACACTGCAGTATACTTGATAACTTACATTGGGCTTAAAAGCCTGATTGCACCAACTACATTGTTTCACTTAATTCCTCTAGAGATTTTATTTTAATTACCCCATCTCCAGCCTCGTCGCATGCCTTTCTAACTGGGCAAGTTTTACACTTTTTAGAATTACTTCTATAGTTTTTTATTGGTAGTTGTTTATTTTTCCAAGCAGCAAAAACTTCATTCATCCAACTAAACGTATTATCAATATAATTTCTATATTGATCATTAACTTCAATTGGAAATAATAATAATTCATGATTATTTTTATTTTCATAAATAATAATACCTTTTGATCTGCCCAAGACCTTCATATAAATTAAAGTTTGTGCTACGTGATCCTTTTTAGGCTTTCCTGCTCTTTTTCTATATTCAAAGGCCTCATTATTTTGAGTTTTTATTTCTCCAACAATGTCTTCGTCATTCCAGACCAACATGCAATCCCCATATCCAAAAATAGGAGGATTAGAACTAATTACTTTAAATTCTGTAGTATCTTCTAACTCTTTGGTTTTTATATTTTCTTTTTTATATACTCTAGCAATTCCAGAATCAATTAGAGCCTTTTCAATTCTACTATGAGACAAAACGCCACTGCTCATATTTGCAATGTCGTATGGAGTGCTATAACTTTCAAAAATTGCACCCTCAAATGCAAGGTACCAGTATCTTGGACATACACCATTGCCGTCACTATACGTTAGTGTTGATGGCGCAAAAGTTTTCTTGGTCATAAATTTTGGATCCTGATTAGCAATATATCCACTATTAATTTTTTCTGCAATTCCAGAAACGTCAAAGGCTGGTTTAGGCGTGCTATCTGTTTTTATCATAATTTGCTGTAGTAAATTTTTAGTCATGATTCTCTTTTCGTTAGTTTATAGTATATCAGTTTTCATCTTGTAATATATTTAAGTGCAGATACAAGGCTGTTGACTGACTCGGCTGCAGTGTAATATATATTCTTTTTTGCTCTGTTATTTTTATCTACATTTGCCATCCAAGTTGCCTTTAAAGAAAGTTTGGCTGCAATTGCCTGAAGCCTTACTATTTCAATAGTTGCAACCGCAATTGGTATATCTGGTTTTAAAATTAATTTAGCAATCATCTCTAAGGATGTTGTTAATTCTTTGTCATCCATGTATTCAGCAATTTCTGCTAAACCATTAATAGACTCAAGCGTTGTCTTTTCTGGCTCCACCATTTTTCCTTTCAATCTCCTCTAATTCTTTAAAAAATTTCTCTCTATATATTTTCATTCTTGGTATATTATTATGTTTTTCTATAATAATATTTCTTTCTTCTTTATTCATTTGTTTTTCAGCATATGGCTGATGATCAAATTTATTAGAAAAATGAAATACAATTACTTCACATCTATCATTTTCTTTTAAAATAATTGGATCTCTCCAATGTATTCTTTCTGAAGCCTCAAAAACTAAAACTTCATTATCTTTTAATATAAACTTTTCATCTTCAACTACTATAGCCCAGTCTATGTTGCTAGACATCTGATAATCAATACTAACCTTAGTGTAATAATTTTCTGTATCTAGGTGTGGTGGGAGATTTGGAGACTGCCCCTCTCCATATTTGCCATAATAATCTAAATATTGATAATGGGTTAATTCCAAATCTGGATCATCAACAAATTGTTTTGCTAAATTTAATAATTTTTCTTTAATATCTTCTGGCACTACAAACTCTATTTGCTGTCTAGACATAGATTTAATAATCATAGGAGCAAATCTGCTAGAGTTTGGCTCAAGCATTCTATTTGCTTCTACTAAATTTCTTAATAAAGACTCTTCTTGCTTAGTAAAAAAATCTTTAAAAATATTACTTTTAGTTTCCATATTATTATTATACCCCATCCATAATATCTTCTAATAAACTAAACTCAATTATTGCCAATCTTGTTTTGACACTATCTTTACCTAAAACCGTAATAATCATTGGGTCATTATTATTTTTAATTGCATCTGTTACTGCTTTAGCCCATACAGTTTTATTTATAGTAAAAGATTTTTCTACTTCTTTAAAATCTACTGTAAAGTTTTTCCATGTGGCATCTCCTTTTTTATTTCCTCTTCCAGAGTTTTTATGTGCTTTAGCATTAATTTTTTTAATTTCATTTTTTTCACTCATGGCTTTGTATCTTTTTCATTAGGCTAGTTGCAAATGTATTTGAATATAATGACATTTTTCCTTCTATTTGTACTTTTTCTTCTATAGTAATTCTTTTTTTATTTTTTAATGAAAAATGACAAAACAACATTTCAATGTAGTCATCAGGATTAAATTTTTTATATTCTCTCCAATGAATTTGATGAGTTCCAGAAAAAGTTAATGCTTCATTATTTTTTAAAGTAAAACTATTATCTTCAACTATAATTGCCCAGTTAATATTTGATTTTAATTGAACATCAATAGTTAATCTTTGTTCTAAAAAAGTATTATCAAAATGCGGAGTAAGGTTTGGTAAATTTCCATATTCTTTAGAATATCTTGCAAAAGAAATTTCTTCTAACTCTAAATCTAAATTATATATTTGTTCTGCTATATCTTTAACTTTATTTTTTATTGCTTCTGGCAAATCTACAAACCAAGCCTTTTGTGCATAAATTGGAACAATCGTAGTTCTTTCAATTTGATCTAAATTTATTACACTATATAATTCATTCATTTCTTTTTCGGTGAAAACTTCTTTATAAATTATATTTTGAGTTAAAGTATTATTGTTTGTATAACTATATGGCTGCTCTAAATTTGATATTTTTGTTTCACTTAATAATAAATTTTCTCTAGATTTCATAATTTGATTATGATCTTCATTTAAAAATCTTTTATTTTTATGTGTTAGCCAAACAAACAACATATCAATTTGAGCATTAGGAGATATTTTTTTATTTTCTCTCCAATGTAACTGCTGCGTTCCTGAAAAAAATAAGGCCTGATTATCTATTAAATTAAACTTTTTACCTTCTACTATAACCCCCCACTCTTCATTAGTCTTTAATTGAAGATCAAAAACAAACATTTCTGAAGGCCTAGTATCATAATGAGGGAATAGTTTAACTTCATATCCGTAACTTGGTGAATATCTAACTAAAGACATATGGGCAATTTCAACTGGCTCATCTGATACTTTATTTGCCTCACCTAAAATTTTTTCTTGTATATCTATTGGGATAACTAAACCATCGTAGCATCCTTGTCCGCCCCACTTTTGCACTCTTATTTTCTCAAAAGGATAGTTATCTATTAAATCATAAAGCCTATTGATTTGATTTTTAGTTAAAACATTATCAATTATTTGTGGAACAAAGTCTTGATTAATAACGGACGGATGTTGATCTCTTAATGCTTTATACTCAGGTAAGTATGTAAAATCTGGAAAATTATTCATATTTATATTATACCTTACCCCTTTTTGTATAACTAGTTTGCTTAACTAATGTTGCTTTTGATAAATGCTTGTTGCTACACATCCAAGTACAATCTGTTGTTTCTAGCCAAACCCTCATAGTTAAAACTTCTTCTTTGCATGTATGACAAGGAAATTTTCCTGGATATACAGAATATTTTCTATCCAAAAATTTTTACCTTCTCTAAAATCTGAGCAAATAGTTCTTTATCGCCCCTTACTTTATCAATAAAGCCTTCTCTTCCCTGAACCTTAGACCCGTCTGGTAGTAAATACCAGGCGCCAGTTCTTGATACTATCCCCATAAGTTCTGCAGTATCAACAAGATCAGCCACAGTATCAATTCCTACATTATCGCCCCTAAAATAAAAATCATATTCGCCAGATTGAAATCCTGGACTAGTTTTAGAAAATTGTAAATCCCATCTAATTTTTCTTCCAATCTTTTCTTCAATTAATTTATCGCCAACATGAATTTTTCCTTTTATAGCCTGATTATCCGATTCTGATGAAAATAATTTAATTACTGTTGAGGAATAAAATTTAGTTGCTTGGCCACCAGAAGGTTGTTGGCTTGTATACATAGCATTAATATTATTTCTTGATTGAGATATTAAAATAAATAATGTTGGTTTTATTTTATTATTAGCATAGTTAATCATCTTCCATGCATTGCTAAAATCTCTTGATTCTGCGCCAATTTGTTTTGTATTTTCTAATTGTTTTAATTCATCAGAATCTTTTTCAAAATAAATTGCTGGAAGCAATGATGTAATTGAATCAACAACAACAAGGTCTACTCCTGCATTAATTAAATTTGTTCCTACATCAACCATTTCATTAATTGTTCTGGCCTGAGAATAAATTAATTTAGAAGTATCTACTCCTAATTTTTTTGCCCAATCTTCAGAATATGACATCTCTGCATCGATCCAAGCACAAACTCTTCCTTCTTGTTGTGCTAGTGCAATAGTCTGCAAACATAAAGATGACTTAGCACTTGATTTGCTTCCCCAAATTAAAACTTGACGACCATACGGCAAACCACCATTAAGGGCTCTGTTTAGACCATGGCTTGGGGTAGGCTGATACTCTACACGTATTCCTTCTCCTGTAGATAAATTTTTTCTAATCCTTGGATCTAATTGTGCTAATACATCTTCTGTAGACATTTTCATTATTTTATTCTCCTTATTTTAAATCAATACGTCTTCTAATATAACTGTACCATCTTTAGTTTCTCCAAAAACAAACTTATAGGTATTTCCTTCTTTAATATGCATATATGCTTTAGCAAAAGATGTTGGAAATACGGTTACTGAATGTAAATCTCTTGAAGTATCTGCAAGAGTTAAAGATGCCATTTTTTTACCAGCCTTAGTTATTCTTGGTTTAAATGCTACAACAAACATTTCTTCATCTGTAAACGGTAACTGTTTATATCCTAAAAATTTTATAAGGGCATTCTGAGATCCTTTTAATTGATCGACAGGAATAGCAGAAAGAATCCTATTATCATTAGCAAGAATGAGATAAGTATTGCCTGCTTCAATAGATGTTTGCTCTTCATCAAATATGCCTACACTTCCAGTTTTATCCAATACCTCTACTCGTGACCAACCAGTTCCACGCTTAATGTTTTTTACCATACCCATTAAAATAAAAGAACCCTTTTCTTCAAAATCAGAAACATCTTGAATAAAAGCATAATAATGTGATGGAATTACAGTATTAAACTCTGGAAGATTTAAATATTCATATAAATTTTCTTTAATTTTTTTATCATCTCGTGGATTATCTGAAAAGGTAAGCGCTCCAATAGCATCCATTGCTGCTAATGCTCTACTATTAACCCCATTGCCTTTAGTAAATGTAAATTGCTCTACATCTTTATATGTCTTAAATGGTCTAGCACTAACATATTTATCTGCAATTTTATCTGAAATAAATTTAATTGCGGTTAGACCAAACCTTATTCCTTTGCCTTCAATTTCAAAATCTTTTCCAGAGTCATTAATGTGTGGTAGTTTGATGGGAATGCCCATTCGTTTTGCTTCAATTAAATATTCTGTTCTATTGTCTGGACTTTTTTCATTTTTTAATAAAGCAAACATAAACTCTAACGGATAATAATATTTTAACCACGCCGTCCAATACGAGAGAGTAGAGTAAGCAACCGCATGGCTCTTATTGAACGAGTAGCCCGCATGCGCTTCGAAATCATGCCATAAATCACGAGCAATGTTGGGACTAACAAAAGCAGAAGCGCCATTGATAAATTTTTCTTTAAACGCATCAAATTCCCTCGCATTCTTTTTCTTACCAATAATTTTTCTTACTTGATCAGCCTCAGACATTGTCATTCCACCCAACTCAACACATGCTTGCATAACTTGCTCTTGATACAAGACACAACCATATGTATCTGAGGTAATCTCTTTAATTTTATCATGTAAATATGTGACTTTTTGTTTACCGTGTTTACGCAAAATATAATCTTTACCAATAGTATTCATGGCCCCTGGCCTTACCAAAGCATTTGAAGCAGCCAATTCTGATAAATTTCTTACCCCCATTTTTACTAACAGATTAGTATAGGGGGTTGCTTCACACTGAAACACCCCTTTAGTATACCCAGACGAAATCATTTCATATATATTGGAGTCGTCTAAATTTACATCTAATAAATTAATTTTTATAAAATGTCTTTTTTCAACTTCTTGAATAGTATCTTTAATGACGCTTAAAGTTTTTAAACCAAGTGCATCAATTTTAATTAATCCAATTTTTTCAGCCTCTTCCATATCAACTGCCACAACAGGAATGCGCTCATCGGAACCAGGAGAAGAGCGTGTTTCCAACGGTGCGTACCTAAAAATAGGATCTTTACTAGTGACAACACCAGCAGCGTGTATGCCAGTACCTCTAATACGACCACGTAATTGTTCTCCTAACTTTTCTATTTCTGGATATTTTTCTCTAAACCATTCGGTAGTTTTGCTAGTACAATATTCATCCCAAGTATCTACTAACTTCAATACTTTATTAACGTCTGTCAAAGGAACGTTTAGTGCTCTAGCAACATCTCTAACCACACCTTTATCTTTAAATTCTAAAAATGTAGCAATAGAAGCAACGTGTCTATATTGTCTAACCAAATAATCTTTAACTTCATCACGACGTGAGTCTTGAATGTCAGTATCAATATCTGGAAAATCATTACGATCTGGATTAATAAAACGAAAGAATAGTAGACCATGCTCAATTGGATCAATTTCTGTAATTCCCAGCAAATAGCAAAGAAGAGATCCAGCAGAAGAACCTCTCCCTGGACCAACCATAATTCCTTCTTTTTTTGCCCAGTTAATCATATTACTCACAACAAGAAAATATGGAGCAAACTTTTTTTCTCTAATAATACTAAGTTCTTCATCTAATCGTTGCTCATATATATCATTTCCAAGCCAATTACTATTTAATTTTTTTTCTTCTAGTCCAGCAAAAGCCAAATTTGCCAACTCCTGATCTGGATTTTTATATTGAACTGGTAGCAAATTTAAATGTTCTTTAATATTATAGTCTTGAATTTTTGCAGCAATCTCTAATGTATTTTGATATATATCTTCTCTATATATATCTTGCTTTAACATTGCATTTTTAATTTCATCATAAGATAATAAATGAATATCAAACTTGTTAAAACTCATCATTCTTTCTCTGCCATATAAATAATCTAAGCGCTTCATCATATCTTTATATGTTTTGGATTTTTCGTAAGTGACGCCTTTTTCTAATTTTGCATGCGTATTTAAAATTAACATTAACTCTTGAATTTCTTTTTGTTCAGTTGATGAATGGTGGCAATCTGGAGTAACAACTACTTTAATATTAAATTCATCTGCTAAATCAATTAAGGCAACATTAATATGTGGTGGGTTATGTGGCATTACCTCAATATAATAATCATCTTTAAAAACTTTTTTAAACCATTGTATTTTTTCTTTTGCAACGGCATAATTTTCTTGTTCTACTGCTTTTGTAACAATGCCACTTAGACAAGCAGATGTTACAATAATGCCATCTTTATATTTTTCTAATGTTTCAAAATCAAATCTTGGTTTTCTAAAGTATCCCTCTGTCCAAGCAATTTCATTAATTTTGTTTAAATTTTCTAAACCTTTTTCATTTTTAGCCAATAAAACAATATGGTTATAATTACTATCTAATGGACCTGTTCGTTCTGACTTTTCACGACGATCAAACCTATCATTGGTCATATAACCTTCTATTCCTAGAATTGGCTTAATACCCCTTGATTTTGCCTCACGAGCAAACTCACGGTGACCAGATAATGTTCCGTGGTCTGTGATCGCTAGAGAGGTCATCCCTAGCGCCACAGCACGGTCTAAATATTCTACTGGAGTGGCAACCCCATCCATTAATGAGTAATGTGTATGTACGTGCAGTCCAGTGTAACTCATACTACCAATCAGTGTTGGTTGATGAAGTTGTTGATGGTGAATCAAAGCCAAGATAAAATGCCTCTTGCTCTGCATATGGTACACGACGTAAAGCCATTTCTAGTGGGTATGGTGCAACACCTTCCCAAGCGAATGGTTCTTTGTCTGGAGAAGATGGAATCATAGTATAACTAGTTTCTGTACTTTGTCCATTTCTCTTTAATTTCCAGGTTAGGTTTGAGATGCTGCCTGTCTCTAAAGCATACTCACGAATTGTATTGAATGATGACTGCTTGCTAACACCCATTGACCAAATGGCTACGTATGGTGGCTCAATGCCATCATCTACAAGAACGTTGCAATAAAAACGAAGGCGTGCTCTCCAGC